TTATTGCTGGGCGAGGATTTATCTACATTGACAATTACATGCGCGGCGCACTTGTTGCAATCAAGCAAAGCAATGTGTGGTGTCCTGAACTGAAAGAGTTAAATGAATTGTTGTGGTGGGTCGAGCCTGAATACCGGAATGGGACAATTGGCGGTAGGCTATGGAAAGCATTTGACGAGAGGGCTGAACAGATGCTTAAAGCTGGCGACATTGATTTTGTTGTCACAAGCATTTCTGCCAACGGTCCTTTGATTGATTACACAAAACGCGGTTACGCTCCTTTGAGCGCATCGTTTGTACGGGAGTAAAATATGGTAGCAACTATGATTGCGGCGGCATATTTCGCAGCCGGAACCTTTGCTTATGCGGCAACTGTTTTTGCAGTGAACTTTGCATTGTCAATGATTGTGACTCGCGTGTTTGGTCAAAGCGGTCAAGGCCCACAAGACAGCGGCACACGCCAGCAAATTCCCCCGGCAAGCACAAACGCAATTCCAATTGTGTATGGTGATGCTTATCTTGGAGGTACGTTTGTAGACGCTGTTTTGACCACAGATCAAAAAACAATGTATTACGTTTTGGCTGTGTCTTGCGTCAGTCCTAACGGGCAGTTTACGTTTGACACCGATAATTTTTATTACGGCGACAGGCTTGTTGTATTTGACACCACAGACGCAACAAAAGTAATTAAGCTAATAGATGAGGCTGGCAATGAAGATACAAAAATTAGCGGCAACCTGTACATCAGCCTATACCGCTCAAACGCTGCTGGTACTATCACGCCATTAAACGGAGCATCTGCGCCTAACGTAGTGATGGGTGGCTCAGACATTGCCGTGGACTTGCGCTGGCCTTCTAGTGGCCGTCAGATGAATGGCTTGGCGTTTGCCATCATTAAGCTGAACTACAACCAAGACGCTGGCACAACAAACCTGTCGCCAGTTACGTTTTATGCAAAGCATTACCTTAACAGCACAGGTGTGGCAAAGCCCGGTGATGTTTGGTATGACTACATTACAAACGCAGCATACGGCGGCGCTGTCGATCCTGATTTTGTAAATGCAAGCTCTGCCACAGCATTAAACTCTTACTCGGATCAAACAATCACCTACACACCTTCCGGCGGCGGCTCTGCTACACAAGCAAGATACCGCATGAATGGTGTGATTGACACTGGTCAGACAGTGCTGAGTAACCTTGACAAGATAATGACTTGCGCCGATTCTTGGATGGCGTACAACGCCGCTCTTGGGCAGTGGTCAATTGTTATCAACAAAGCAGAAACAACTGCGTATGCCTTTGACGATGAAAACATCATTGGCGAGATTCGCGTCAGTGCTACGGACATTACGCAATCTATCAACCAAGTAGAAGCCAAGTTTCCTGATAAAGGCTCAAGAGATCATCCCAACTTTGTCAACATTGCAACCCCGGCATTGCTGCGTTATCCAAACGAGCCAGATAACAAATACAGCGTCACTTATGACCTGTGCAACGACTCGGTGCAAGCGCAGTATCTTGCCAACCGAATTCTTGAGCAATCGCGTGAGGACTTGATTGTCAGCTTCAGCACAACCTACTATGGCATTCAAGTTGATGCTGGTGATGTGGTAAGCGTGACCAATTCAGACTACGGCTGGACAAACAAGCTGTTTCGCGTGGTCAAGGTTAACGAGGCGTCATTGCCTGATGGTGGGCTTGGTGCAAAGTTGGAGATGACTGAGTACAGCGCTGCTGTGTACGATGATTTTGACATCACACAATATACGCCTGTGCCTAACAGCGGATTGCCTTCTGTTATTTACTTCAGCACACTGGCAACTCCAACAATCACCGCAGACAACCCAGACAGCCCGATTCCTAATTTTGATGTTCGGGTAACTATCCCGGCTACTGGTCGCGTAACTTTTGTTGAGTTGTATTACACGGCTTCAGCAACGCCAGCCGAAAGCGATTGGCGCTTGCTGTCAGTTGCTGGAAACATTAACGGCAATCCGCTAACGCCAAGCGCCACCTACACATTTGAAAATCAAGTGCTTCCAACAGGCGCAGATGCCTCGGAGACATATTACTTTTCCTATGTTGTTGGCAGCGATATTTCACGGTCAAACAAAAGCCCTGTCAGCGCATCTTTCTCATGGACGCCAACAGGCGCCACAGGTCCAGCGGGTGAAAACGGCTTGACATCTTTGACCGCTTATCTGGTTCAAAGCCAAAGCGCATCTACACCCACATTTACAACGCCTACCGTTGGAAGTGCGGCGCCATCAGGTTGGTCGCTGACAACACCAACTGTTGCAGTGGGCCAAGTGCTTTGGTACATCCAAGGGCGTTACAACGACAACGCCGTTACTGTTGATGGTGTTCCTGCTAACAGGACAGCGTGGACAGGCCCAATCGCGGCAGGGGTTTTCCAAAGCATCCGATCAGACAACTGGAACGGCTCAAACCCTCCTGTAGCTGCAACCCCGGCAACATGGGGTACTGCCGGTTACTATATTGATCGCTCAACGGGTGATACTTTCCTTAACGGCTTGTACGCCAGAGGCACACTGCAATCTGGCTCATCTCCCGCCATCTCTGGCACGACCATGACGGGTTCGGGTGGCGTTATCAACAGCACCGGGACATTTGCTCTTGGCAACAGCACAACCAACATTTCGTTTAACGGCACACAGATGACGTTGAACGGTAACGTGGTGGCGACTGCAAACATCAATTTGAATGCGGTAAACGTGCCTGTAAGCGCTTTTACAAGCGGCTCAGTATCAAGAGGACTTGCTGACACTTGGGTTGATGTTCAATCAGTCTCAATTACAACATCTGGTCAAAAAGTATATATTGCATTTTCTGCTCAGGTCATTGGATGTACTGTTGTTGGAGAATCAACTATTGATTTTTACATGCCCGTGTTTAGACTCTTAAGAAATACTGATGTGATCTACACTGGTTTTTACACGCCATCTTTTTCATTTACGGAACAACCTGCTGCTGCGACATACACCTATTATGTCCAGATGATTGCGCAATCAGGCAACTTTCCAAGATCGCCAGAAGGTTCAACAGTCCTTGCGTCTGCAAGATCACTTTTTGTGATGGAGGTTAAGCGATGATCTACACAATTTACTATGTCGAAAATGGAAGAATTGAAAAGTCCGTCATAACTGACAACATCATTGCTCAGATACAAGACGGTTACGATTACATTGACGGGGCTTATGATGATGACGAGTTTTACATAGAGTCTGGTGTTCCCGTTGCACTTCCAAATAAGCCAAACGAATTTTGTGTATTTGACTACGATACAAAACAGTGGGTAGACCCGCGCACACCAGAAACGCAGTGGCAAGTCGTTCGTTCAGATCGCAATTACAGGCTTCAGGTTACTGACTGGACACAATTGGCAGACATTTATCCAGAGACAAAAGCACTGTGGGAGCCTTACCGCCAAGCACTTAGAGATGTAACCGAGCAGCCTGACCCGTTTAACATTATTTGGCCTACCCCGCCAAATTGATTTCCGGCATAATTGCCCAATAGGAAAAGATAAGACACTCGTAGCCCTGCCAGTAGGCGGGGAACGTCATCACCTGAGTACAGGAAAACGTAATGGCTATCTTTTCTAAAAACGTCATAACCCAAGTCAGCGGTTTTGACAACCCCCTTATTACAGGTGAACTTGTTTACAACCAGAAATGGTATTGGAACATCACCATCCTTGACGGGCAAAACCTCCCCGTCAACCTGTCAACAGCAACCATCACTGCTGACATTGCTCGTAGGCAAATCTCCAACCTAATTGACACACGCAACGGCTTGTCTTTTGATGTTGCCAACTACGAACCGACACCGACTGCTATTACGCTGACCATCGCCAACAAGGTTGATGCGGCTGGCTCGTTCACACTGGTGATTGATGACACTGCTTGGGGCTTGATTAGTTCTGACCCGCAGTTGGAAATCAACGCTCAAAACCCTGTGTGCTTCACAGGTAAGATCAAAATTGCATTCAGTGCTGCCCCACCAACTCCGGCGGAAGACAACATCATCTTTTTGATGTTCTTGGTTCGTTCGGACGGTGTTGTTGTTTTGTAAGGGGATTGACATGGCTATTTCTAAAGTTGTTGTTGTTGACGGTAACAATCTGACCGTTCGTATTGATCGTGGCGTTGCTGGTCGTGGCGTTACAGACGTTGAGCCAGTTGAGATTGACAACCAGTTGTATTTGGAATTTACGTTCTCTGACGGCACGACAGAAACTGTTGGCCCAGTGGGAACAATTCAGTACATTGGCGAATCACCGATTGTTATTGATGGCCCAACGATTAGTCTGACCACCGTTCCCGTAACACTTGGCGGCACAAACGCAACCACTGCTGCTGGCGCAATGGTTAATTTGTTGCCATCGTACACAGGTAACGCAAATAAGCGTCTTGGCTTGAATTCAGTTGCATCAGGTTTGGAATGGGTAACTGATGGCGGCGGCACTGTCACATCCGTTAATGTATCTGGCGGCACAACTGGTTTGTCGTTTACTGGTGGCCCGGTAACAACAAGCGGCACATTTACACTTAGCGGCACATTAGATGTTGATAACGGTGGTACGGGAGCAATTGACGCATCTGGTGCGCGAACAAATTTAGGCGCAGCAGCATCGGCAACCACAATTAGTGCTGGCACTGGTTTGACAGGTGGCGGTGATTTGTCCGCAAACCGTACTTTGTCTATTGCCAATACAGCGGTGACTGCTGGTTCTTATGGCTCGGCATCCAATACTTTGTCGGCGACAGTTAACGCACAAGGTCAATTGACTGCGCTTGCCGCAACACCTATTGCAATTGCAAACACGCAAGTATCCGGTTTGGGTACTATGTCAACACAAAACAGCAATGCCGTAACAATTACGGGTGGAAGCATTACAGGCATTACCGATTTGGCTATTGTTGACGGTGGCACAGGTGCATCTACTGCTGCTGATGCTAGGTCTAACCTTGGCTTGGGTACTGCTGCGGTATTGAATGCTGGTGTGGCTAATGGTGTTGCTACGCTTGATGCTGGTGGCACTGTTCCGTTGTCGCAAATTCCCGCATCTATTCAAGGTGGCGTCAGCTATCAAGGCTCTTGGAATGCTGCTACAAACACTCCAACCATCGTTTCTAGCGTAGGCTCCAAAGGTTATTACTACGTTGTTTCGGTTGCTGGCTCGACAAACATCAACGGCATCACAGATTGGTTGCCCGGCGATTGGATCATCTTTAACGGCTCGGTGTGGGAGCAGATTGACAACACCGACACCGTTCAAAGCGTTAACGGCTATGTCGGCGCTGTGGTGCTGACCGCTGCTGATGTTGGCGCACCTCCTACAACACGCACAATCACAGCGGGGACAGGTCTTTCTGGTGGAGGCGACCTTAGTGCCAACCGCACCATAGACATCGCTAATACAGCCGTTTCTGCGGGTTCTTATGGCACTGCTAGTTTTGTGCCGTCAATCACAGTCAATGCTCAAGGTCAACTGACTGCTGCGGCAAACACAACCATTGCCATTGCAAACACGCAAGTGTCTGGTCTTGGCACTATGTCTACGCAGAACGCCAATGCCGTTGCTATCACTGGTGGTACAGCGACATTGACTAGCCTGACGGTCAACGACAACACAACGCTTGGCAGCAGCAACACAGATCAGGTTAATTTCAACGCTCGTATTGCGTCTGAGTTTACGCCTTCAACTGCGAACACATACGACCTTGGCAGAAACAGCCATGAGTGGCGCAACCTGTATTTGACAGGAACGGCAAACATCAGTGCTTTGACGGCTTCTGGCGCTGTCACTTTGTCTGGCGGCACAGCCAACGGCGTGGCCTACCTCAACGGCAGCAAAGTCCTGACCACGGGGAGTGCGCTGACGTTTGATGGAACGAGGCTTACTACAACGGCGTTTACAGTTGCCGATGGAGCAAACGGCACTGCAAGGTTTGGATCAGACAGCACTTACAACATCACGGGCGGGGTAGACAACGGAGGCTTCCGTTTTAATCTGCCATCTGGTGTTGACTATCAGTTCCGCTTTGCAAGTTCTGATGCCATGCGCCTGACCTCCACAGGTCTGGGTATTGGTACTTCAAGTCCTGCCTTTAAATTGGATGTTGGGGGTAGCAACGGAACGAACATTGCCCTGCGATCTACTGGGACAGCAAGCGCAGTATTTCGAGCTTATGTTAATAGCGCAGAGGCTGGAACTATTGGATTTTTAAATGGCGGCGGTACTTATTTTGAAGTTGCTGGCTCCGAACAAATGCGCCTGACCAGCACAGGTCTGGGTATTGGGACGAGTTCGCCTTCTGGCGTTTTGCAAGCAATCAAGAGCGGTGCAAATTTAGTCATTGGTGATGGCGGTACTTCATTAAACAGATTTGATGCAAATACCCAGATATTCCGCACAGGCTCATTTGCTGAAACAATGCGTATTGATGGCTCCGGCAACGTGGGTATTGGGACGAGTTCGCCAGCGGTGAAACTTGATGTTGTCGGCGCAGGTGTTTTTAAGCTGGATGGTTCTGGCTCTACAACTCCTTTGATCCTGCGAAATAACAACACAGCTTCTACGCAGTTGGTGAAGCTCGGCTTTGATAGCAGTGGAACAATCAAGGCGTCCATCAATGCTGCGGTCTATGGCAACGACTACATGACGTTCAACGTAGGTAGCGATACCGAACGCATGCGCCTTGACTCCTCCGGCAATTTGCTGGTGGGGACTACGAGCACTTACGGTGGCCCCGGACGTATCAACGTAGGCTTCAACCAGTCAACCAACTTTGGCATCACACTGCGTAACACCAGTGCAACAGCTACAGGTGTGTTTGTCTCCTTTGAAAACAGCGGTGGCACTGGCAACGGCTCAATCAGCCAGACCAACAGCACAACGGTTGCTTACAACACATCTTCAGACCAACGACTGAAGAAGAACATTGTTCCTGCTGTTGACGCTGGCGCAGACATTGACGCCATCAATGTTGTGTCTCACGACTGGCTCTCCAATGACGATCATGTGAAGTACGGCGTCATTGCACAAGAGTTGTTTAATGTGGCTCCGCAAGCCGTCAGAAAAGGCGATGACGGCGCTGAAGTCACTGACACTTGGGGGGTGGACTACTCCAAGTTGGTGCCAATGCTCATCAAAGAAGTTCAAGCCCTCCGCGCCCGTGTCGCAACACTGGAGGCAGCATGACCGTGCGTCAGATATACATCAACATTGCCGCTGCTTTGGCGGCTTTCTGGGCATTTGTCGGCTACATCATTTTTTCTTAAGGACTCATCATGACAAACTGGACAATCACCAACATGGACCGCCTGACCGCTGATGGCTTTGTCGTCACCGTGCACTGGACCGCATCACAGACCGATGGCGACTACAGCGCCTCGACCTACTCCACAGTGGGATTCACAGAGCAACCCGGTGAGAGCTACATCCCCTACGACCAACTGACAGAAGCTCAAGTAATTGAGTGGGTCAAAGCATCGTTAGGCGAAGAAGGTGTAGCTGCAATTGACACTGCTTTGGCTGCAAATATTGCTGATCAAAAAGCCCCTAAAGTTGCTGCTGGTGTGCCTTGGTCAGCATAAAATAAACCATCTTTTCTAGCCGAGTTTTGACATGGACAATCAACAGCTTTTCAACTTAGTGGTATCAGTTGCAGGGGGCTTGGCGGTCTATGTCATCAATAGCTTGACTCGCACGATTCAAAAGCTAGAAGACAAGGTTAGCGAATTGCCGCATGTTTATGTTGCTAAGGATGACTATCGGTCAGACATTGCTGAGGTCAAAGCGATCCTCAAGCAAATCTTTGACAAGCTAGACGGTAAGGCAGACAAATGAGAGATTGGGCCGTTAGCTTTGTCGCTGCGGCCCTTCTTGTTGGACTCATCGTATGGTGCGCCAAAGTATTTGTTGAGGTGATGCGATGATTGCAGAACTTGCGGCGGCAAACGCAGCTATAGCTGTAATCAAAACAGCAATTGCCAACGGTAAAGAATTGTCTCAGCTTGGCTCAAAAATGTTTGAGTATTTTGACAACGAAGCTGCCATTCAGGAAAAGCTAACCAAAAACGGCGGCGCATCAGACTCAGCAGAATTTGGCGCAATGGAGCAACTGCGTCAGCAAAAAGATCATTTGCGTGAATCAATGGTTTACGCTGGTCGGCCCGGACTTTGGGATGATTGGGTGAAATTCCAAGCCGCAGCCGCAAGACGAAGGCGTGAACAAAAAGAAGCTGCCGCCCGTGAGGCTAAAAGGCGAAAAGAACAACTTGAAAAGATGGCTGAGTACATCGCCATCGGTATGGCAACCATCGTTTTGGCTGGTCTGATGATTGGTGGGTTTGTAATCTACATGAAGCACTTGCGATGAGTGAAGAAAAGCTAAACGCCAACACCACACTCGACAAGGTTCTGTCCTATGTGGACTCGCCCTTCAAGCTGTTTGCCATTCTTGTCATGGGCGTGGTGGCCTTTGCCGGTTACTTCCTGTGGCAGAACCAAGAGTTCATGCGGGATGCCTACAAAGAGTCAAAAAAGCTGCCAGAGATCAACACAGCACGGGCCGATGATGCAAGCTCTATGCTGCTGAAGAAAACAGGTGCAACGGTGGTGGCTGTGTTCAAGGTCAACCCGCTGTTTAACTCTCGGGTGCTGTACAAGGCATACACCAAGGATGGCAGGGATAAGACCATTGAAGACATTGATGTGGGTCTGTTCAGCCAGAACTCGGCCAACAACGCAGATGTCATCAAGTTGATGACCAACGAGATACCGTGTAGCGAGTACCGTTACGCTCAGTCTGAGGTTGGCCTGTGGTACATCGAAAAGGGTGTCGGCTTTACCTGCCGAGTTAGCGTACCGCCAGACAGCCATCGCTTTGTGGGCCAGATCACAGTCGGGTGGGCCGAGCCACCAGAGAACATCGAGCAAGTGAAATTCATGCTGGAGATCGCCAGCGCCATGTTAACCAAAAGAGGCAACTGATGAACCTAGCTGACCTGAATCCACTAACTGCAATTGGCGGCAAGTTAATTGATCGCTTTTTGCCTGACCCTGTGGCTGCTGACAAAGCCAAAGCGGAGTTGGCGCAGATGCAACAGAACGGTGAATTGGCGCAAATGGCAAACGAAACCAAGCTGGTTGAGTTGACCAACGCTAACACCGACAGCGCCCGTGACATGAATGCCAAGATTCAAGAATCGAACAACGCATCTTGGCTGGCAAAAAACACGGCTTACGCGCTTGATTTGGGCATTGTGGCGGCAACCATATTCTTGGCTTGGTTTGCCTTCATGAAGGGCGTTCCAGAGGCCAACAAAGAGCTTGTCTATATGGCGCTTGGTTCGCTCATCACAATGTGCGGAACCGTACTGAACTTTCACCGTGGAAGCTCTCAAGGTTCCAAGGACAAAGGTAATGAAATCCAAAAACTCAAGGACGCAAAGTGATTACCGCTGAACAACTCAAAGAACTAAATATTGATGACGATTGGCTTGAGCCTTTAAATGAGGCCATGCAGCGTTATGAAATCAACACACCTTTGCGTATAGCTGCTTTCATTGGTCAATGCGCTCATGAGTCTGGCAACTTCAAGACCCTGCAAGAGAACCTGAACTATTCAGCGGAAGCCCTGTGTCGTGTCTGGCCTAGCCGATTCCCTAATCTTGAGGCAGCACAACCGTATCACCGCAATCCCGACAAGATCGCAAACAAGGTATACGGTGGTCGAATGGGGAATGGCACTGAGGAAACTGGTGAAGGTAGCCTCTACAAAGGCCGTGGCTTGATCCAGTTGACTGGCAAGGATAACTATACCCTTTGTGGAGATGCTTTGCGTGAGGATTTCATTCATTCTCCGGACCTTTTGTTGTCTCCGAAATACGCTACTTTGAGCGCCGGATGGTTTTGGAATAAGCGTGGCCTGAACAAAGAGGCCGATGCAAAGGACTACACCGCCATGACCAAAAAGATCAACGGGGGTGTAATCGGGTTAGAGGATCGCATCAAGCATATCAAGCACGTTTTGGACGTTCTTGAAGGCTGATAGGCATGTAGGCACAAGCCTCTGATGCGCTTGTCTCTACAGTCACAACAGGAGTACGTGGCCCAGTTACTTGGTTAGGGTGACTGAGCCACCTCTTGCAGTTCTTGCAGAAGTTGTCGGGCAATTCAGGATCGCACCGACAGACATCAAACAGCAGCATCTTTGTACTCCAGCTCCAAAAGCAGTTCTAGGTAATGAATTGCTTTCTTAATATCAGCAGCTCCATTCTTTTCCTTGTGACGGGTAACGTACTTGATGACGTTGCCTTCACAAAATCCTAGGTTGTTTGCATGGATGTAGACAATTGGCTGGATACCTTTGTCCTTGTAATGATTGCCTGATACCTGTTTATCAAGAGCAGACTCTTGGCGGTTTGGCAAAATGCAGCGTCCAGAGTTCATGCAAGACAATGGTGATTTGCACTCAAAACAAGCCATTACGACTCCTTAACAAACTGCCCATCTTTGTTCATGTAACCCTTACGTGGCTCAATGACCTTGTAAGCGTTATAGAAGCATTGACGGACATCCATGTCACACAGCACTGCTACGTTGACCAGTGTGACCATCACATCACCAATGGCGTCAGCAATCTCAGCACGGTCATTAACAGCAACAGCAGCAAGCAGTTCATTGGCCTCTTCAACCGTTTTCTTTGCTTGGCCTAGTGCTGTACCGTTGTCATAGATACCGCGAGCTTGAGCCCACTGCATGACATTGAACTCTGTCATGCCAAAAGATTGGGTTTCTTTCATGCTTGTCCTTTGCTGACCAACCAAACACGCAGACCGTAATCTTCTCTACGGGTTGAGACTTCCATACCTGGACGCTTCTTCTTGAAGTTGTGGATCTGAGCCCGGATGTAGCTGATCTTTTTGTCGTCAGAAACACGGACAAAGAAAGAATCACCAACTTCCATTTCATCAAGCGGGTAAGCTTTTTTGGCAATTAGTGGGACATTTTTTTCAATTTCAAACATTGGATTTCCTTGTAAAGGTGGCCTACTCGCTGCGTCTGTGAGTGCATCCATCAACCGTAGCGTCAAAACGCAGTTTCTGTGATGGGTAGGACGCACAGCATCCGCTTTCGGCCACAAAATCAGAAGCAGTTGGTCGTGCAGTTAGAGCCGTAGCAACAGGTTGTGCATGTCACCATACGTCCGTTAGACATGATGGTGTTGGTTGTGCAAGCTGCCCATGTCATGGTTGCAGCAGTAACAAGGTAGATACCGATCAGAGCTTTTTTCATGTTGATTCCTTAGTTAAGTTGTTCAGCAGGAACTTCTGCTTGTTCTTGAGCTTTGAATTGCTCAACCAGTTTCTGATGCAGTGGGTAAGCACCAGATTCTGTTGGTAGTTGCCCGATAACACGGACAATAAAAGCTGCTTCATTGGGGTCAAGTGTGTAGATCATGTCAGTCCTCAAAATTAAAATTCCTCGTTCAGTTCTTTGTGTCGTTGTTTATGACATGGGGTACATAGCCACATCACATCCAAAGGCTTGTCATAGTCTTCATGATGACCTTCAGATTTTGCTGCTCCACATTGAATGCAAGGCTCTCTTGTTAAAACTCCATTCCTAATGGCTTTTGCCACAGCGGTATGGGCCTTCTGTCTTCGCGCATCTTCAGCTCTCCATGCTTTTGTTACCTCTGCCTC